CGAGCCTGCGTTGACGATCTGGCAAAAGCCGCCGGCGAACCGCTTGAACGCCGTCGTCGATCCCTGCTCGTCGCGGCTGTTGACCGGCAATACCTTGTGCTTGATTCTAGGGCTCGCCTCGATAGTGGGCTGCAGCTTGACCCGGTTGAACTTCGTCGCCTCCTCGAGTGTCGGCAGCACGATCATCATCGAGCCAGGCGACTGGTCGACGATGTAGCCGAACCAGTTCTCGATGGCCGTTGACTTTCCGAGCTGCGCGGCCCAGCGCGCCGTCACCCGCCTTGCCGGATGATCGGGGTGCAGGCAGTCCTGCGGCTCGCGCAGATAAGGCACGCGCTCGGTGCGAAACGGACCTGGCCATGGCGACCCGGATTCCGACGACACCACGCGGTGACGGTCGGACCATTCCGAGATCGTCAGGTCCTCGGCCGGACGGCTCGACGCCTCCAGTCCAGTGAACAGGATGACGGCTCCGTCCGAAAGCTCCGGAAAATTGAGCCGCGCGTCGTGATAGCTCATTGCAAGGCAATCGCCTCTTCGCCGCCGACGGCGTCGTCGCCGTCCTGCGCGAAAGCCTCGCGACGCTTGCCGTCCAGCCGTTCGCGGATCTCGCGGTTGAATATCTCCAGCCCGCGCCGGGCAAAACCCTTAAGCGCGATGCGAGCAACTCTTTCCTCCCATCCGTAACGGACGGAAAGCGCCGCCGCTTCCGTTTCGACGGCGCGGTCGAATGCAGCCTGCATCAACGCCACCGCATCGCGTCCAGCCTGGTCGACCTCAGCGGTCGGAGTCAGTTCGCCACGCCGCTCGGCGAGATCCATTTCCTTGATCTCGGCTTCGGCGTTAACCTTGCGGGCAAGGCCGTCCGACTGCGTGCCGCGGAAATGATTGAGCTGCCGCGCATTCGGCTTCGCTGCCGGCTGTGTCGGCAGCGGGGCCTTGCGCAGCCTGATATTCTGGCTGCGGTGTTCCACCAGCGTACCGAACTTGACGAGGTTCGATTTGCCCTCCCGTCGCGTCGGCAGGGCTTCGGCATATTGCGTGACATATCGCGACAGCGTCGAACGGTCGACATGGTCGCCGGCGGCGCTCAACCGAGCTGCGGCTTCCGTGATCGATATCCATTCGCCGGCATCGTCCGGCGTATCCGACATGTGCGCTATCCGTGCATTCCACGCGTGCGCACGATGCGTTCGCGTGTACCGGTTTTCGACGTCGCCTACTGCAAAAATCCCGGGCGGTCTAAGCCCCGTAGGGCGGCGACGACCGGAGACGGTCCCTACACCGGGGGTCAGGGCAGGAGGCGTCCGAGCTCGTGCTTGATGCGACGTGGCAGGCTCTGGCGCACCACCGTCTGAAAGGCGTCGGCTGTCGCTCCGCTCACCATCTCGTTCGGAATGATGACGCCGGATTTCTGAAGCTCGATCGGGAGCTTCCCCGACCCCGTCCGCTTCATGACATGCCCGCCGAACAATACGCCCGAGCGATTTGGGAAGCGCCCGCCTTTCATGAAGGTGGATGGAAATATTTGCCGTTTCCCGAAAGGCCTGGCGCTCACGCCCGCCCGCGTCTCGCGCGGGTCGAAATACTTGAGCGAAATATCGCCTCCGCTCGCCTTCATTTCGTAAGCAAGATCGTCCCAACCCGGCCTCTTCACCTTGATCGCTTTCACGATCACCTTGCGCTTGAGGCCGGTCTGCTTCGTCAGGGCGCGATAGACCTGCGTTCGCGCCATGTCGCCCGATCGCGCCAAGGCGCGCTGCATGACCTTACGCCCGTCCTTGCCGAGCGCCTTGATGCCGTTGTCGAAGCGGTTGAGGCCGGCGACATCCTGCCACCTGATGGCGAGGCCTGCCATTCGTGCACCTATGATTTCGGGAATGCTTCGCCATTGCGGTGAAGCTGATCGGCTAAGGCCTGACGCTTCACCTGGGGCCGATGACGCCGTCCCTGCATAGGGTGCGATACTTTCGGCTCGTCCTGGGTCGACTCCGCTACTCCGATTTACTGATCTGTGCAAGGTCGAGATCAGCGGAGACAGCCCGACCGAAGATCATCACCTCGACAAGCGCCCTCCCATTCTTGCAGACGCGCTCCACCACGCCCGGGAACGAAGCGAAAGGACCATCATCGACACGAACCTTGTCGCCCGCCATGAGCGCCTTTGTCAGCACCTGAATGGAGGCAGGGTCTTTCTCCACAAAGGCCCGCAATTTCAACAACCTGCTGTCAGGAACCGGAGCGGGACATTCAGCCGTCCCGATGACACCGGCCACGCCCTTCAATCCCGAAAGAGCCTGCCAGCAAGGCGCGCACCAGACCACTTTCACGAACAGATACCCGGGGAGAAACGGCACCACTTTCGGCTCAGGTTTCGGCCCCTTGCGTCCTCCCTGTCGTGTCGGTTGGATGGTTTGCGCTGGTGTCCATCGTTCAATCCGAGCAGCCTCCAGCAGATTATCCACAGCAATGTCAGCGCCGCGCTTCACCTGAAGCACATACCATCGTGCCGATGGACCCGACTCACCGGCGGCGGCGAGCAACGCCTGCTGCCTGCGCGAGATGGCGATTCGCTTGTCGCTCTCCTGCCAGGCGCGATCGATATTGATGACCTCGCCCGTGTCGGGAGCGACCCAGACGTGTTCCGCCTCATTCAGCCGCTTCACGTCCGCCCGCATCATCTTCGCCTCGTATCGCTGCCTCGAATTCGCTCAGTCGTTCCGGCCCACCAGCCGGGAAGTAGACCCATTCCTGCCGTCCCGGATCAGGCAGCCATGGCCAGCCGCGCGCCTCGAACAGCGCCTGCCATGCAGTCCATCGATCGGAGCCGACGCGCACCTGTTCGAACGTCTCGGCGATCCGCTCTAGCACCATGTCATCGGGATGCACCGTCCACCCGCGCCGGTTCGCAGCTGCCTCGTCCATGCGCTTCAGCATCGGCCAGCCATGGCGCGCCTGGTGCGCCAGCCGCTCGCGTTCGCCGAGATCGCCGCCCTGCGCGATCAGCGTCGCCACGAAGCCATGCGCCGGTGGAATCGATCCCGGCCCTTTGACCAGATCAGCCATGCGGACCGCTCCCCAAAGCTTGCCGAAGGGAGCCGCAACAGCAGGAGGTGGCGGCGCTTCCGCAGGATCCTGCACGTCGGCGAACAGCCGCTCGCGCAGATAGGTCGACGGTGCAGGAATGTGGGATTTCTTCTGGCGGCGCAGCAACTCCAGCCATGCCGGAAAGCGACGCCGCGCCATCGCCCGCTCGTCGGCGGTCAGCGTCCGCCAGATGATGAGCGCCGGCTCCTTCGGCATGCCGGCAAAGCCCGGCCAGTCCTTCAGCAGCGCCCAGCCATCGGCATCGATCTTTTTCCGATCATCAGCTTCGCGCGCATCTCTCTCAACTGGACTGGTGTTTGGAATGTTTTCTGGACTGGTCTTATCCTGGTGGACGTGCTCCACCACCTTCGACCCCTCAGTTCCACCACCTTCAGGTGCGGATTCCACCACCTTTTCGGCCTCGAAACGTGGTGGAACTGCGCCACCGCCTTCTCCGGCATCGTCAGGCTGACACGGTGCGACGAGGTCGCGATCAGGCCAACGCGCAGCATATTCATGCCGCTTCCATTTCTGGCCGCGATAGCCATGCTGCGATACGTCGATCCAGCCCGCCTCGCGCGCCGCGGCGACGTGCTTCAAGACCGTCTTCTTATCGAGGCCAGAATATCGGCAGATGTCCGCCGTCGAAGGATGACAGCTTTCGCCGAGCTCGTTCATGAACATGGAGAGCGTCAAAAGAACATGCCGCGTCGTCGGCGCGAGGTCGGACGCGCAGACGGCATGACGCCATGTCCAGGCAACGCGTGTCGGGTCGCCGCTCATGGAGACACCGTCCTGCCGGCAGCGACTTCCGGTAGGCCTACGGCAAAGGGATTGAAAACGATGGATCGCACCGATGACGCATCGTCGGACAAGTCGGCATCGACATATTTCACGTTCACCGTCCCGCCCTCCGCCAAGCCTCGAATTCGCCGCGAAGCGCCTTCCAGCGCTCGGCCGCCTGCCCGCCATTGTTGAGTTCAGCCCGCGAGGTGACACCGAGCATGGAGCGCACCTTCTGCGCCACGCGCTCGGGCGACAGCGGCCTTTCCAGCCCGTGCACCTCCTCCAGGAAGGCCCGGAATGCAGGCTCGGCACATTTCATGGCGCATTCGGCCGCGAAGTCCTTGGCCGGGTCGCGACGTTCCGGCGGCGGCGCTTTCAGTGCGCGGATTTCGCGAAACGCCTGGTCGAGCAGGCGCAACAGGAAGCGCACCGTGTCGGGCGCATCGACCGCGAAGGCGATCTCATCCATGGTCGCGCCGGGGTGGAACCGCGCCAGCACCAGCAGTTCGCCCATTTCGCCGCGCGTTTCGATGAATTCGCCATCACCATCGCAGGCGCGCGTCCAGAGGGCCGGCTCGATCGCGGCAAGGCTTGAGCGCACGGCACGAAGGCGCATGGCGTCGGGCGAGAGTGCAGGAGCGTTCATTCCGCCGCCTCCAGCATCTCGGCATATCCGCCCCACTGATCAGCGACGGCGTTCGCCATGCCGGGAAAGAACCGGCTGCGCTCTTTCCCGCGATCGCCGCGCGGCGGCATGCGCCAGACGCGGTTCCACGCCTTCCATTCATCAGAGCCCTTTTCAGGCTCCGGCAGGCGATCCGTTTCGACAAGCGCCGGCAGCCCACGCAGATACCAGCCGGTCCCCTTGTATTCGGGGTGACCGAACCAGAAGGGCTGGACGATTTGCGGCGCCGGGAGATCGGGCGGCATGCGGGCGCGTGCCAGATCGTGCATTTCCGGATTTTCGATTGCGACGCGGCCGATCGGCGCGCGCCAGCAGGCGACGAACAAGTCAACGCCGTTTTCGAACTCGGCAATCATATCCGCCCAGGTGCGGCCGCGCGGCAGTTTCTTCGGCGGCGTCATGTTGCCGGAGCCCGAGAGCCAGCGCCGGCCCGATCGGCAAAGCCGCGTGCATGGCGGATGCGCGACGATGAGCAGATCCCAGCCATCGCCAAGATGATCACGCACATCGCCGACGATATGGCGGTTGCTGCCATCCTCTGCCGGCAACAGATCACAGGACCATGCATCATGCCCGCGCTCGGCAAAGGCCCGGCGTACCGTGCCTGTGAATTCGCAGCCGACGAGAACGCGGAGAGATCGGTTCATGATCCCCTCACCCGTCGCCAGACGCCGGCCTTGCGCGCCGCATTGAGAATCGTGGTGTGGTCGCGCCCGAACCGGCAACGAGAGGTCGCGGCGCACGTCGTAAGCCGTCGCCATCGCCTCCATTCGGGCGGCAACAACCATCCTGCCCTTGCGCGGGCCAAGGATCGCGCGGACGGAAACGCCGTGGCGGAGCGCGGCGGCGCGAATGATGTCGCTCACCAATGGAAGCGCCGACGGTGGCGCGATTTCTTCCGGCACCGTCACCTTAGGAAGCTGGGCGACGATCTCGCCAGCCATGCGCATGGCCTGGTCGCGGACCTCATCCAGCGCTGACGTCATGATGGCCGCCGCCTCGGCCTGCGCCGCGGCGATAATGGCGGCGCCCTCGCGCCGGACCTCCTCCATCGCAGCCATTTTCGCCCGATGGATGTCGGCGATCGACGGCGGAGACGACATCTCGCGAAGGTGTTCGCGCTGGCGCGCGATCAAAGCCGGCGCGCGCATCTCCACGCGCGGCAAATCCTGGTCTAACCTGCGCAGCGCCGCCTCAGCCATCGATGCCGATCTCCATGAGGTCGGCCGCCAGACTGTCCACGCGCAGATTGAGCGCCTTGCCGAGATCGGCCGCTACCTGCTTCGCGTATCTCTCCGCCACCACGATCTCGCTGGCAGCACTCCCCTCGCCCAGGATGAAATGCAGGCGCTCGCCGGCCGCTATCCGGTCGGCCATCTCCTTGGCGGCGTCGCGCTGCCCGACAAGCGTCTGCGCGCGTTTCAGGTCGGCGGCGCGCATCAGTCGAACTCCCCGCAGCCGCGCCCGACCTCGCCGGGATTCTCGGGCTTGGTGAACTGCTGCCACGGCACCCAGCCGAGACGGCAGTGAAAGCCCCAGTCGCGCAGACGCGGCCCGGTGATGAAGAGCGTCCAGCAGGGTCCATCGACGAGTTCGATCCGATGCGCGGTCTTCGCGCCACGGAACTTCATCTGCCCGGCGCACCGCTCGACCTTCTGGTTGATGCCGCCGGCGGAGATGGTGTGCTCGACATAGCGGCCGCGCAGAAGCACCGAGAGGTTCCACCACGGATGATCGTGCAGCGCCCGGTCATCGTCGGAGCGCATGAAGTGGTGGAGATAAATGTTGAAGAACCGGTTGCGCGGGATAAGCCACCAGCGCCGCATATACGGATCGGCAGCACCGCCAATGACAACGTCGGGCGGGCGCTTGTCAGACAGCGCGATCAGG